CTATCAGGTACAAACATTGCATACCATAGTAAGTATCCTGCGGCTGATGTTGACTTACCTGACTGACGAGGCATCAATGAGATAGAAAAGCGATATCTATGGTAAGTATCAATTAATCGTTCTTGATATTCCCACGGATGATATAACATACTACCTCTTGTGGGGTGTTGTATGTAGAAAAAGTTATCCATGAAGTATAGATAACCTGTGTTTGGATCGCAACACTTAACAAAGTCTTGTAATTCTTTATCTGTTTTAAATTGTGTCTTTTTATACGGGTCCTTCACTAAGGAAGGACCGTTGCTTAATGGCTTACTCATACACTTATTTAGTAGATAGAATACTACTATTTAGAAAACGGGTTCTCACCTGTGAGATGCGGTTTAGCAAACATCACTCGCATCCATTCAGGATCGCCTGGTCTAAGATTATTATCTTTGATATACTGTGCTTTTTTAGCTTGAAGCTGAGTATCAATAGGGTGAGTTGTTTCACCTGTGATCTTACCTGAGCCACTCAAACGCTTTAACTCATCTAATGTCATATCTTTCTCGGGAACAGGTTTATACTCTCTCATTGACTGATAGCCGTTTTGTAGTTTAGCTTGGTTGAATGCGTCAAACATATTAGTATTTATTGATTCTTCCAGAACTCAACCACTAGTGGGTTGACTACATGTTTCATCCATGTAAACCACATTTTATGCATTTCATCTGCTTCAGGGGGCAGTTCTAACTCAAAGGTATCACGTAGTAACTCACGCAAATATTGACTACCATCCTCGGTAAACAGTTTGCTAGTATCAATGTGAAATCCATTGTCTTCTGAAATAGTTACGTTATATTCAAGGTATTCTAGTACTAATGGAAAAGTATAATCACGATGAATACTCTCATAACCATACACCTTAATCCTATCATGAGCCATAGACCCTTCTGAAGGGTAATCTAATACAATACCCACGTAATCATTCCCTAATTCTTTTAAAACACCCATTTTTATTGCGGACCAAAAGTTGAAGAGGTGACCCTGTACTATTATCTTTTCATTTGCATTCAAGAGATAATCTTTGTCAATATATTCATACAGTCTATCAACATGGTGGATGTTATCATCCACGTGTGCATTTACAAACTTAGGAGGTTTAAGTTTGTAATCTACTCTTTTGTATTTTTTGAGCATCCATTCTTTATAGTTTAACTTCTTTACTCTAGGACCAAACCCCTCACATATGCTTATCATATTACACACATGGTTACCCCCGGTTGCCCCGGGGTAAACTACGTATAAGTATTTTGCTTTTTTGAAATGTTCTACAGATATCGCAGACATTGACTTATTTTATATCTAATGGGCGTTGTTTTGTAGCAACGATACAGTAGTATTTTTCTCTCATTGTAGTTTGTTCACCGGTTTCTTGATTTGGCATACCAATATCAAATTCTAACACATTAAACTTGTCTATATCAAATCCTGTTCTTTGTAGTAGAGCAGCCAATTGATTTTGTCCCAAAATACTATAGTGGTTTAAGTTAAACTCGTGTTTACGGTCACAGTCAGGAGCCGGCACTTCAATGTATATTTTACCGTGCTGTTTTAGTATACGATTGTATTCCATCAAACTAAAGATAGGATATGGACTGTGTTCTAGTGCATGGCGCAAGAAGATAAAATCTGTAGACTCGTCATGGTATCCCTTATCTTGCGGCAAGAATGTCAAGTCATATTTCTTAATAGTATGACCTTTCTTTTCGCAAATATCAACGTCACCCGGGCTCAATGTTACACCGGTTAAATCAGTATAGCCTCGTGACTTCATTTCGTCTAGGAAGTATCCAGGACCGCAACCTAAATCTAATATCTTTGCATTCTTGGGAATATTTAGTGGGTCAATATATGTTTTGACAACTTCTTTAGTCATATGCTCATGCATTGGACTATCACCCTCATCGTAGATATGAGCGGTATACAACCATTCGTTGTAAAATTTGAGTTTGACTAGGTCTAGTGTGTTATTGATATCAATCATTGAGAATCCTGTAATTTGATATAATTACTTATTCTCAAAACTGACTGCTGAGAAATTATTTTCTCTTATAGCCCTTAAAGGGTTTGACTATGCTTTTAGCATTTGTATCAGATAGTTCTTCGCTATCCATATCACCTTTATTTAAATCTATATATGCTAAACCGGCAGCTTTATATGCTAATTTAAGCATATCCTGTTCTTCTTTAGTGTAGGGGTGCGTAGTATTGTGTTTACCTACCCAACTTTCTGCAGGCATTTCAATTGGATTTATACCATCACTACTTGCGACAGCCATCATTAAACGATTTAAATCATAGTTTCTATCATAGCTATCTATTTTCTTTGAAAAAATATTTAACCCGCGGGTAGATTGTTGCTGACGTTTGGATATTTTACCAACCTTAGATTCGGATACAAATTCATTTGCTCTCATTTGCGTTTGTATCCTTTGAAGGCCTTAACCGGGCTATTCTTAACTACATCAACTGCTTCGTCACTGCCAGGAGTACTAATTAATTTCTTACCAGTTACCCCGACTTCTCTCATTGCATAGTCAATGTCAGCTTCAATATTTGGATCCATGTATGATGAAACAATCATGTTCTCACCCCATGGGGTGTCGCCTTCAAAATCTTGTGGGCTGATACTATCTTGCTGTCTCTCAATTTGTCCACGAGCAGATGCCATTGCAACACCAAAGCGATATTGTTTGTAAAAATCGCTATTTGGCAACCCGGGTATTGTATACGTTCCTGGCAGGGCACGTGAAACATTATTCGTTAATGACCCGTGTTGCTCGGCAATAAATTCTTTCGCTCTCATTACGCAGGCTGCTCAGTTGTCAATATTATACTATTTTCAGTACCCAATACATCACCGGAGAACCCTTCAATGCCTAGAGGCATTCCAAGTACTACTTCATTAAAAGTAATTTGTGCTGATACAAAATGTTCTATTGTGGCATTTGCATTGGGATTGACAAGTATTCTTACATTTCCACCTGTCAAATCCATATTATAATTAGATACTAGGTAGTTACCAAACACTGTGGTTGCAAATGCAGTAAACTTTACATTATTTGCACCGTTATTAATTGCCGCATTGATTGTGATATTTTGACTGTTTGCTGTATTCGGTACGTATGAATTTATTTGGAAGACACCCTGAGTGAATATGTTTGCGTCAGTCTCAAAAATAACTTGATTAACTGTATTTCCAGTAGTCATACCAAGATACGTAAATGCACCGGTTGAAAATATTTCTGCAAAATTGTTATTGATTTTTTGAAATGCCGTACGTAGCGGGTCACCTTCACCGTCGTTAGGTAATGCGCCTATGTTAATAATTTCTGGGGTTGCCATTATGAATGTCCTGATCTATCTAGTATTTATCTTTCAAACCAAGACTTGGGTCTGTCAATATATAGTGGTTTTTTGTGACGTTGGATCTCTTGCAATGCCCTGATTGCTTGAAGTCTGACACTAGCATCGGCTGATCCTTTAACTATCTCAGTCAGTGCTGAGATTCTAGCTAATTCAGCCATAGTATAGTCTTTGTTTAATGCCTTTTGTGTCTCAACGTATGTCTGATAATCGTTTGCAGTGGCGCAGCCTGCTAACAAACAGGCTACTACTAATAATATGCTATTACTTTGCACTCTCATATAGCTTTTTCTGTTCATTATACCACTCTTGCCAACCGTCTACTTTAGTTGAGCACTCATAATATAGGGAATAATTGTGAACAACTACCTTTAACATATCAGTAATTGCTACTGTATCCCCTTCAACTTTTTTAAGACTTTCGCATTTCTTCATTAGTTCAGGGGTAGCATTAGGAAACTTTTGAGTGACAGGAACTGTAGTAGAGCAACCTGCAATAAACAATAATGAAATTAATAGATATTTCATTTCTTTGCCTCCGCAGCCTTATTCAACTCAGCAGCCTGATTGTGTAAATCTATGAACTCTTTAGGTACAGGGCAGTTTTCAATGTACTTGATTACTTCCTCTCTCCTAATTCTTTCAGGACCTTCTACTTCTTTAATTATTTCTTTTGTATTCCATTTATCAACATACTTGATAATGTCACGACCTTTTTCACGGATTACTTTAGTCTTTTCAACAATCTTTTCCTGTATTTCTACATTCTTGTTTGCAGATTGTGCTTCAGCTTTTGCTACTTTAGCTTCCATCTCTTTAACTCTAAGTTCCCATTCTTTGCTGTCTGCGAGGCCGCCCTCTAGATAAACACCAAGAGTCAGTATCAATAAACTGATAACTTGTATAGCAAATTTATAAGCCCTAACAAAAGGAACAAAACCCAAAATGAACCCTGCTATAGTTCCTAGTACACCTATCGCAAAAATTGCGTGAGTGACCCATTCCGGCAGTACAGTTAATATCCACATGTAGTTATTTAGCCCTTAACGAATCTAACTCAGGGTTAATGTCACGTAAATAATGATTTCTATGATTGTCAAAAATGTCGTTATAGTTATAGAATTCTGCTAATTCGTTAGTATACTCTGTTTCCGTGAAACACCTAACTTGAAGGCTCTTCATTTTACTATGAAATAGCGAACCCTGATACTTACATGACGTATTCAGCCATTCTTGTATCTTACCCCAAGCTTGTTTTTTGTATTCTAGCGGTAGATTGACCATATCAAGTCTACTAGGATTTTCTAAGATGATAGGCCTAATATCAATTAGTGTCTTACCAGCAATGCGATTGAAATTTTCAAAGTATTCAAACAATTCTGTTATTCTACTCAAATTAGCTATCTGAATAACAGGAGTAGGCCTGATTACTGCGTTAGTCATGGATAGTATCTTCTGTATGTTACTATCTATTTGTGACCACTTACTAGGAAATCTTAGATACTCTTGCATAGTACCATAGCCATCAATACTAGCATAAAAGGTAACATGATTAAACTGCCTAATCAGACT